GTTTTGGCATGTATCTTGAATATAAAATGTTTGCATATCCACCGAAAAATACAGCGCGGTTCTTGATAAATACATCGCGCACGATATGATACACATCACTCTCTGCGAGTTCCTTCTCTCGGTGATTTGAATAGGAAAGGCTAGATTTACTTAGATAATATTCGGGACTCTTGCTCCTGCTCCTGCTCTCACTCGCACTCCTGCTCCTGCTCTCACTCGCACTCCTGCTCTCACTCGCACTCCTGCTCCTGCTCTCACTCGCACTCCTGCTCTTACTCGCGCTCGGTGTTGCATCTTTATCTAAATCACGTCGTTTCATTGAATACAATACAAACTCGTCATCCTTCCCTAATAACCTCTCATATGTTGCAACTAGTTTGTATCGGTGAGTGATACGATCTTCTTCGATCGTATATTTAAAATCACCGATCGTTTCTTCATGCGAGGGTACCTTGTAATATAAATGTTTCATATATGATCCTAAATGACGATACTTACGAATGACGCCACGTATCGCATCACGTTTCAACGTCTTAACACTGTTTGTTACGCTTCTTCTACTTCCGCCACCTCGTTTCACTGTTCGCGTCTTGGATGCAGATCTAGACGCAGACTTAGACTTAGACCTGGTTTTTGAAATACTAATTTCCCCAGTATTCAACCTTGTAGCGCCATCAAATCCACGTTGGTATTCTATTTTGTCACAGTCATAACCTTTTAACGGATAATGATTGTTCAATAAGGTCAACCGCTTTTGGACTTTTTCCCAACGCGAAACATCGCCATCCGGACGGGAGAGTTCAAGATACATTGCCATACGGAGAAAGTCGGGCGGAGCGTATCGAATTCCTTGTTTGATAATTGCATCACGAGAGATTGCCTTGAATAATGCAGGCTCCATTTGTGTAATATCAGCAATCCCTGTGAAATTCACGAACACTTTGTATGTACCGTGATGAACACCGGATTTCGCTTCAACATCTTCATAACCTGCCTTGTAGTAGATATCAGCGAGTTCCTTCGCGTGATCTAATGCATTGTCGGAATAAAAGTCATAATCGGGGAGTTCAAGATCCTTGTTGTAAAATTGCGCATCTTCTGGTAAGATGTTATTGATTGCCGTTCCACCATAACACACAAGCTTTTTATTAGCGATAAAATCTTCCACAATTGAAATGATCTTTTTCACTTTGGGATCATGTGTAACCGCTTCACCCTTCTTTTTCTCAACAATGTCAACTGCTTCACGCAAGATTTCAAGTTCTTTTTCGTCATAAGAAACATCAGCACTAGTTTCATTATGACCGTGACCGTCGCCTTTACTATGTGGCATTTTTGTTAAATACTATGATATCTCTTATCATAGTATTAGATAATTTGTGGAGTACCGAAGGAGGGTGCAATGAATAAATTATATAGTAATCTTGACACCACCTGCAGCTTCTGCTGGACGAGCCTCCATTGATGCCTTGGGATTGGGTGGTTTCGGAGGAGGAATCGTAATCTGGACATAACGCAAATCCTCTGGTTTGAGAATAAATGCGTATCCGATCGATGCAAATTTGTCTTCATATGCTTTAAGTTTTTCATCACGCACTTCTTCTTGAAAACACATCGCGGCGATTTGACATCCCCACGTGTAAGGACCATTATGTCCATCATTTATAGGACGACCGCCTTTTTCTGGCAATACAAGACACATATTCTTTTTATTCGCATCTTTGAATGTCTGAGGATCACCCACATTTTTCACACCGAAATACGTATACTTGGAAAGGAATAATGACTTTGAACTCATATTGATTAGTTCAAATAACTTCGTTTTTCGGTATACGGGATTTGAACCATCTACAATCAAAATGATTTTTCCTTTAAAATCGAGAAGATCTTCATTGCCTAAATCCTTGGACTGAAACTCACGACCGTATTTTGGACCAAGCAAGTATCGCGCAACCGATTTACTTTGCGAAATAATTTTTGCTAGGTTATCATACATTGTAATATTTTGCGACATCATACGCATATGAATAATAAACGGATCGCCAGGATTTGGACATTTGGCACCAGAAAATACATAATTACCAAGTACTTCAAATGCATCGGAAACTGGAATATGGTTGAATGTCTCTTTATAATTGAACGAATTTACAGATGATGATGCAATTACTGGCTGGTTTTCAACTGAAAACACTTCGAAGTCGACGAACCTACATCCTCTCGCAATGACATAAAGAAATGCTTCCATGCTTACGTTCGAATTTTTGAACTTGTCCGGATTGAATGCATTATATGCAGCTTTGATGTAATAATCGCGTAATTTGAATTTTGACTGACTATCACCTTCGTTGATCGACGTAATGTTTCGTTCCATGATATCTTTTGTGTCTGCATCCGCATTTTCGTTTGCATTTTCTAGTCCTTCCTTTATGGTTCCTCTTATTGGTGCCGCAGTATCTGCAATACTATCCGTGTCTGGTGCAGGTAATGGTAATATATGTGACATCGGGTCCGTGTCTAACTGTGTTGCAGCTTTTCTGCGTTGATGAAGTGTCATTTCATGTTCTGTTGTATATGTTGTGAAGTTTTCTGTTGATAATGGTTCCTTTTTCTGAGACTTAATGATTTTATTTGCTTGATCAAGAACCTTTTTCGTAGCTAGATCAAGTGTTAATTGACCTGGTGTTGTCGAGGCTTTGTTCGGATTAGAAGGCGGATTTGCTATTGGTGTTGGAGGTTTGTTTGGGGTCGGCATTGGAGCTTTGTTTGGTGTTGGTGTTGGTGTTGGTGTTGGTGTTGGAGTTTTGTTTGGGGTCGGCATTGGAGCATTCGGATTCGATGGCGGATTTGGTGTGGGCATTGGAGCTTTGCTTGAGGTCGGCATTGGAGCATTCGGATTCGATGGCGGATTTGGTGTTGTCTGGGTTTTGTTGGTAGACGCCGTAGACGTTTTTGTAGTCATACCCTCTTTCTTTTTCTCTGCGATTAAACCTTCACGTATCTTCTGTTGTTTTTCATGACATCGTGTTTTAACCATCTCGGAAATCTTCCATATCGCAAATCCTAGAATGATAACACCTATGAATAAATATTCTACTTGATCTCCTTTCATTTCTAATTATATATCATATATATTTTTATATAAAGTTATAACAAGTATACCAACCAATATAGAATATACAATTGCGAATACTAAAATACTAAATGACAGGTGGTTTATTGAATCTTATTGCCACAGGCAACCAAAATGTTATTTTGAATGGGAATCCAAAGAAGTCATTTTTCAAAAGTACATATCTTAAATATACGAATTTCGGTCTTCAAAAGTTTAGAATTGATTTTGATGGTCAAAAAAAACTACGACTGACAGAAGAATCTAAGTTCACCTTTTACATTCCAAGATATGCAGAATTACTCATGGATACGTATATATGTGTAACACTGCCGTCGATTTGGAGTCCAATTTACCCTCCCGCTCGCGCAGAAGATATGTGGGCTCCTTATGAGTTTCGATGGATCGAACACTTAGGAACACAAATGGTGAAGGAAATCGTGATCTCGGTGGGCGGAATGACGTTGCAACGATTTACTGGGAATAACTTGATGGCGATCGTAGAACGTGATTTTGATGCAACCAAGCGTGAGTTATATAATCAGATGACCGGTCATGTACCCGAACTCTACAATCCTGGCTGCTCTGGAGCTCGTTTGAATCAGTATCCGAATGCATATCGAACAAGTAATGTTGCCGGTGCAGAACCGTCGATTCGCGGACGGAAAATATACATTCCTATCAACGCATGGTTTACTCTGTCATCCAAAATGGCATTTCCGCTTGTATGTCTTCAATACAATCAACTTCAAATCGACGTAACATTGCGTCCGGTCAAAGAACTATTTACGATTCGCGATGTCACAGACCCGGGTAATTTTTGGCCAGTTATTCAGCCTGATTTTACGAATCCTCAGCATCAAATGTGGCGATTTTTATATCCACCACCTAGTATTGATTTATCCCAGAATATGTACCCTAGTCTTCGTACGGATTGGAATGCAGATGTACATCTTATGGCGACATACTGTTTTCTCTCGGATGATGAATCCAAAGTCTTCGCTGCGAACCAACAAAAGTACTTAATCAAGTCGTATTATGATTGGACGTTTCACGATGTCACTGGAAGTAAGAAAATCAAAATCGAGAACTCAATGGGTATGGTGTCTTCATGGACAATGTTTTTTCAACGCAGCGATGTCAACCTTCGCAATGAGTGGAGTAATTATACAAATTGGCCATATAACTATCTACCGTATGACATCGTTCCTGCGCCAACAGATGACGATTGGCGACCATCTATGTTTAGTGAAATTGTTACTGCAACGAGCGATCTTCAAACGCAAGCCTGGAGAGACCGGCCAGATTTTATACACGATCGGTATTATCTGGATAAAAATGGTCCAAAAAATGGAATTGGTCCGGGAATTAATCCGCGTGATAAACGTCTAACCGGGTTGCATATTACGGGTGACTTTCAATCAGAGAATGAACGCGACATTTTGCAACAGCTCGGAATATCTCTTAATGGGAAGTATCGAGAGAATCTACTTGACGCAGGTGTTTATAATTATGTTGAAAAATATACACGCACCCGTGGTAGTGCGAGACCAGGTATATACTGCTACAACTTCTGCTTGAATTCCGATCCATTTGATCTTCAACCTAGCGGAGCAATCAATATGAGCAAATTTAACCAAATCGAACTTGAACTATCAACGATATATCCTCCATTAGATACTGCCGCTGAAGTAAAAGTCATTTGTAATCCAACGACTCGAGAGATTATCGGAATGAATAAACCCAACGTGAATATTTATCTATATAGCTATGACTTTCATATTTTGGAAGAACGGTATAATATTCTTACGTTCCTATCGGGAAATTGCGGTTTAATGTACGCGCGGTGATCTGCGTTGATAATATTCTCTTGTATATATAACTACAATAGAATACAATGGCAGATGATGATGAAGAAAAGAAAGACACCGGTGAAGAAGGCGGCGATGAAGAAGAAAAAAAAGGAGGTGGTACTTTTAGCAAATTAGGCGGCGGCGGCGACGAAGAAGAAGGCGATGGCGATGGCGGGGACGAAGAAGAAGGTGATGGCGGTGATGAAGATAAAAAGAATGACGATGAAAATCCAAAGGAGAAAGCAAAACCAAAGTCATTATTTGATGTTGCCGCATTGAAAGAGTTCGGTTTAAGTATCGTTGCTCTATTCATCGAAACATTGATTATATCGATTGTATGTGTAAATATCCTTTTCTACTGTACACCTGAAAGTATTAGAAATAATAGCCTTTATCTTGAAAAACTATTCCCTACAAAACGCGATGAATGGCCGTACTGTTACACCAATGAGTATACGTCATGTGATGATACCGACAAGTGTGATGATAAATTCGGAGGTATTGCAGACAATCCCAAACTTGAAACGCCAGAGAGATTATACTTGAAAGCAGCGATTCTTCTTGATACATATGTATTCAAGTGGTTCTGCTTGTCAAAGGAAGAAGTGGATATGGTGAATGAAAGTGTCGAAGAAGGAATCACTCAAGTCAACTTACTTCATTGGGAGTTTATTAAAGCGCGTTTCAAACAATGGATTAATAACGCTTATATCTTTTCATTTTCGACTGATCGCGCGTTATTACTGGCCCTTTTCGGTTACATCACAAAAATATACCAGAACATACCCAAAGAGTTATACACTGTGGTTTCGCCATTGGTATTTTTGTTGATGCCATTTGTTCTTATTCTATTAGGTGGTTTCGTGTTGATGGGCGGACCCTTCTTTACTTGCGTTATTGGTATGATTTTGAATCCTACAGATAACCGGAAAGAATTCATTGGTGGTTCATTGTGGTCATTGTTTACTGCATTCGGGTTTGGTATATTCCCGATCGTATCATTCTTTGTCCAACTATTCCAGTTTATCGGAACATTCTTTATATATCCATTATTCCATTGGGATCAATACCGCGAATTATACGCCAAACATGTACCAATCATATTCTTCTTCTTTAACTTGACGCTCATGTTCTATGCATTTGAGTATCTCGACTTGAATGTTGCAGCGATCGTTATTGCTAGTTTACTTGCATTGTATTTAGGTCACTACTGGCAAGGTATCATGGAATTTGTGAATACACTAAAAAATTGGAGCCCGACATAATGTTTGAAAGAACATAAACAATTTATCGTATAAAGTAATATATTGTTTTATACGACAATTAAACTACGTAAAACATAGTGTGACATGGGTAAAAAGAAACCATCTGCCGCATCGATTCATCATGTAACTAGTGCTAGTGTTGGCGTTCCGGAGAAATCAACCCCTGAATATTTTAAAGCATATCCGTTTGTGAGTGTATGCACACCCACATTCAACCGTCGACCATTTATAAATGCGATGATTTCATGTTTTAATAGTCAAGATTATCCCCAAGACCGAATGGAATGGATCATTATTGATGATGGTACAGATCCAATTGAAGACTTAGTCGCATCACATCCACGCGTGAAATATTTTAAGTATGATACTAAGATGACACTTGGTAAGAAGAGAAATTTACTTCATGAGAAATCCCGCGGAGAAATACTGGTATACATGGACGACGACGACTACTATCCTCCACAACGAGTATCACACGCGGTTCATATGTTGCTCACACATCCCGACGCGCTTTGTGCTGGGTCAAGCGAGATCTACATTTACTTTAAGCATATCGGTCAAATGAAGAAGTTTGGACCGTATGGCCCCAATCATGCAACCGCTGGTACATTTGCATTCAAACGCAAACTTCTCAAACAACATCGTTATAATGATGATGCATGTTTGGCAGAAGAGCGTGCGTTTTTGAAAGATTATACGGTTCCTTTTGTTCAGTTGGATCCAATGAAGGTGATTTTGGTATTTTCGCATGAACATAATACATTTGATAAGCGTAAACTTCTTGTAAACGCAAATCCAGATGTTGTTCGTGATTCACCGAAGAAAGTAATGGACTTCATTAAAGACAATGCACTTCGTCGATTTTATATGGTGGAACTCGAGAAGCTTCTTGAAAATTATGCGCCTGGACGTCCTGAAATGAAACCAGATGTCATTGCACAAACACTTCAGTTAGAAAAAGAACGCGCAAAAATGGCAGAAGATGCGGCGGCGGCAGCAGCGGCAAATGGTGGCGGTCCAGGGGGGCAAATCATTCTACAACAGCCCGGGCAACAGCCAGTAGCCTTGAATAACCAACAAGTGGTTCAAATTATTCAGCAGTTACAAAAGGACGTTGATGACCGAAATAAAGAACTCGCCGAATTAAGAGAAGAAAATAGGGTACTTAAAGCGAAGTATGACCTTTTATTCGCGTCACAGGCAACGACGACGCCGGACGAATCGAAACCATCTGTTATCCAGTCTGAAACGATATACATGTAATTATTTTGATATTGTATCATTCGTTGAATATGAACGATACAATAATGAATGCGAATGAATACTTATGCCTTTACCACCTCAACGGATTTAATCAACATAACAAGAAAGCTGTTTCTAGACTCGTGAATCACAAACTCACGTGTCTTGTTGTATTCACTGAACTTCTCGGTAAGAATATTTTCAATCTCTGAGACGGGAAGATCGTCATCCTTGGTCTTGTATTGTGATTCTTCGCGAGTTTCATCCTGGTCATCATCATCACCACGGCGACGGTCACGATCGCGATCACGACTGTTCTTAGACTTTGATTTGCTTACTGGCTTTTCAGGCTCAATATACTCCCACTCGCCAACTGCTTCCAACGTTTGGTTATTTGTCATAAATGCAATTGAATCTGAGTTGAATACCAAAGCAGAGCCGGGAGCATGATCGTATTTATCAAGTTCAATCTCCGTGATGAGATCAAACTCATCCAAAAACTGATTCTTGCGAATATAACTACGAATATAACTCACGATCTCGGGAGTAAGTTTCACCGAGTACGTCTTGTCGCCATCACTTTCGCTTCCGCTTTCACTGCCACTCCGACTGCTACCGCTTTCACTGCGACTGCCATCACTTTCACTGCCACTAGCTTCACTTTCACTATCGCTCTCCTTGTGATGATGTTTATGCGACCCTTTCTTGTTTGCACCACCGGATGTACTCTTAGAATTAGATGAACCTCGCGCATTTACAGAAATACATTCCACCTCCGTTGTTAATATCAAACGGTATTTTGAGTCTAATGAAATAGATGCACCCATTTTAAATAAGCGAATGAAATGTTTCTAAATAATCCTTATATCTTTTTGAGTTTATTCAAACGCATCGCACGAAGCGATTATTAATCTACCAACTCATTATCATTTTCACATGCACTAATCTGCCCAACCACGTTTGGATCCATTTTCTCCATGTATTTGTCTAAATATCTGTAAATACGGTTTACATCCAGTTTTGTAATTTCATACATTTCTAATATTTTGGGTATCTCATCTTCGGAGTGTTGTTTTTTGAGTGTCAAGAAAAATGCGAAAAGATCCTTTTGATCCATTGAAAGTTGCATACACAAGTTCTGTATGAACAGTTGATTATTGTATTCTGTGCTATACTTTGTAAGAACTTTCGTAAAACGTACCTCGGTTGGGTGAAATCGGGCCTTCTTCGGAAACGTTTTATGGTACAAATAATGGTTGTAGAATGTTTTTATCAAGGAAGACAGTTCATTAAAAAGCCAGATTTGGTTTTGAAATGTGATACGGTCAAAATAGTCAGCTTGACAAATATTATCAAGGACGAGCTTATAAAAGGGAGCGGAAACTTCGATTGGCATCTTTTCTAATACATCAATTACGTTTTCATGCCATAGCAGACCAATCGTTGTTCGGTCTGTCTCATTAATCAGGACATTATGGTCAGAGATCGAGTACTCCGTGTTCAGTAATTTCTCGGTGATTTTTTTGATATCTTCATTGTATGTCTTCGGTTGAAATATAGCATGAAGAATATTATTTGCAAGAATTGTATTCGATTTTCGACTCATCTCTGCAACAGCGCCTAACTTTCGTAAGTTGCCTTGGACAAACTGTATGATATTCTTTCGCATCGTTGCTTCCATACTTCCACCCATCGTAATATCGATGATCTGTGCCATTTGCATTGGCGTCGGAGTTTTTAACTCATACACATAACACACTTTCATAAGTTCTTTGATCTTCTTGTCGATATGATAATTTCCGATACATATGATGGGGTTCATTGTAATTTCTTCTTGTTTCTGTTTTTTCGTTTTTTTAGGCCGAATAAGCTTGATGAGCGATGTGATGCCGCCTTTATCACCGTTGTTCATTCCATCCAGTTCGTCCATCACAACTACAATTTTCCGAACTTTACGCTGGAAAATCGACATAATATTTTTATCAGATATGTTGTGTTGTGTAATTGAGTCAATGATGGATTTGTTTCGTATGTCTCCTGCGTCATATTTCACCATATCGTAGTTCAACTCTTTCAATAATCGAATGACAAACTCTGTTTTTCCAGAGCCAGGTGCGCCATATATGTATACTCCTCGCTTGAATGTTAGATCCGTCTTGTTTTTTTGAAATGATGCAAGAAAGTCGCGAATATTATTATAGATTGCATCTCGTCCAAGGAATGGCGTATAATTCATATTCGCGATGGTTGTAGTTGTTCCTTCCATGTAATTTATTTCGTATGTATTTATTAATAAGAGTTATTTTAGACACTATTTGAATACCTTTTTTTGTTTTTATATATTATAACTGTGTATATTCAAAAAATGGAAGCAATTCAGCAGCTGTTCGCTCCTCTCGATAAGGACTATTGTTTACTTTTTTACTGGCTTACTGTTGTGAATTTCATATTCTTAGCAGTTGCTAGTTTGGGTTTCCTCTCATCATTAGTGCTCTTATTTAGGGGAAAAATATCATTCATGAGTGGAATGTATTCATTCTTGATGATTTTGGTATACGGATTGATGTACTTCCAGTCGCGATTGTTTTACTCGATGTGCGTCACAAGCAACATGAAGGCTGGCACATTTGGTATGGGTTCTCCTTCTGATTCTCTTCCTGCAGTTGCAAAGCAAGCATCCGGCGTCGCTCCTGGTGCTTACCGTATGTAATATTTTAAATACGACAACCATAATTGTTGACATAAAATAATTTACTTTATGTCAATACATGCATGCATCGAAACATATTGCGATGACGAAGTGGGTGGAAGTTTACAAAACAAATCTACTCCGATTAACTAGTTCAAGCATTTTAAAGAACTTGCTCGCGATTTTGCTCCATCAAATATTCCTTCCCATGGAACATATGCATTATCAACATCGGTTAAACCCTGGCCATCATATTTTAGTTCCTTATATGAGCTGAAGTTGCTACAATCAGTCGTTTCAGGTGTAAATGATTTTGTACCATTCCATAGTCCATACGTGTCAGTGCATTTTTTGGTTGATTCATCATATGTCATACGATCAGGACATTTCGATATTTCAGGAGGCCACTTTTGGCTGCTCTTCGATTTCCATAATAGAATCGCAACTGTTCCAACTGATATAAAAAACGCAATAATTGCAAGTAAAAGAACCATTTTTTGGATTGATAGGTTTAAAAATCCGCTAAACATTCCACCAGCACCACTATCACTAGGACCTGAAGACGAACTTCCAAATGCAGAAGATCCGGTATTTTTACTAGTTGATGTAAGATCCATCTTGAATGTATATAATTATTAGGTATTAAAATCTACGATATTCTATATAATATACAGAAGAATTAATGAATCGTTTTGACTATCGTACGTTCCCTGAAGAAACATTTATCGGACAGCCAAAGAATGGTCGACTTGACATTGTTTCTCCGTCAGTTCAAGATCAGTTTGCTCTTTATGACAAGAACCCCGTTCATCAATGCGTGACTTATCGCGATGCTTTAAACGGAATTTGGGAAGAGTCTCCTCTTTCAAATGCGTTCTTTAGCAAAGAGAATATGCAGATTATTCAAAATGCAATTCGCGCGGGTGTATACTTGAGATCGCGTGGAAAGTATGTCATTGGTGAACAAGACTGCGATACATTGCGAATTATCATGCGCACGATTTACTTGCAGAATTCTACCAATTCACCGATTGATATCCGTCAGCAGATTATAGAACTAAACGAACTCGTGGGTGAGTACTGCATTCCTCGTATACATGGCGAGGCAGAGGGTTACATTCAGTACAAACGCGATGTTAGTAATATGTACACTCCGATCGCGCGGCCTAACTTCTCGGACTACAAGCATAAGACGCTAGAGCTGAAGCCGTGGTTCTAGTTCGTCCTCATTCGCCCTTTGAATGATATCTGACTTTTGGATGTGGAATAATAATAAAAAAATCAACTTTAATATTATTCATTATTCGTATACTTCTCTACTTATTTGTTTTTACACCTTCTTCACGACCATCTTCTTCTTTGTTGCTACTGCGCCGCCTCCGCCTCCTGCACTTGATGCTGTTGCCGTGGTTGCTGCTGCCGCTGTCGCCCACTTCTTATACTCTACCTCCAATTCATCCAAGTCACGCGTCCATAACGTCTCGATTGAGGTGGAAGTGAGTTCCTGATGTTGTGCGCGTTTCGTATCACGCTCACCGATGAGATGCTTGACATTCTCATCCGTCACACTGTCCATCGGCATTTTCAAGAGGTATTTGAACTCGGTGTCACCGTCAATGTGTTCGTAACCGTGTGCGGTCATCTTCGCAAAGATCGCTTCCTTCGTCTGCCTACGAAGCTCCAACTTGTCGTCGAGGATCTCCTGAATATACTTGGCGCGGTTGCTGAGGACGCGCAGTTCGTTCGCAAGTTGTGCAAGCATCGCTGCTTTGCGCTTGGCGTATAACGCAAGACGTTCTGCGTAATAGTCCTCAATGATATCGTAGATGGTTGCGTATTTCCTGAGTTTCTCATGCGCATCAAAGAGGTTCATGTTTGTTGTGGATTGTGTCGTAAATAACCCAAGAAGCTTTTCGAGCTTGTTTGTTCCGGCTTCTGGGTCGACGATCACGGCGGCCAGATCCTTCGGCGTGTGTGGGTAGGACGGATGAAATGTCACAGTAATATCCACCACAGTATCCGTTGACATGTCAGTATACTCTTTCAGTACAGGTGCGCTGCTGCTGGCCGCTGATTTGTCCTTATCCTTCTCCTTGTCCTTTTCTGACGTCGCAGGCACTTCCATCAGCTTCTCCAAGAACTGCTTGTAATCATCTGTCCATGTTCCGATAGGGAGTTCGGTGATGCGGACCTTACGATCAGCCACGATTTCGTAGGTTCCTTTGATGAGATATTTGGCGGACGCACCAGAGGTCGCGGGAACCGCGATATTCCGTATCGTTCCTTTGAATCCCTTGAAATAGGGTTCGATTGTAGGACGGTCACTGATGCTTGTGTCCGTGAGCATCGCGCGAATGTATGCGATAATCTGTAAAGGATTATGTGGAATGATATCGGTACTGAATCCCGTTCCGATACCCTTGCTTCCGTTCACCAGAATCATCGGGATCGCAGGTGCATAGTACATGGGCTCGACAAGTTGCCCATCATCGTTGATATACGACAACACTGCGTCGTCTTCTTGACGAAAGATGAGCCGCGTGAGACGGTTGAGCTGTGTGAAGATATACCTTTCACTTGCAGAATCCTCACCACCTTTGAGTCTGGTCCCAAACTGACCGTTGGGTTCAAATAGGTTGATGTTGTTGCTTCCGACGAAGTTCTGCGCCATCCCTACAATCGCTGCATTCAAGCTGGCCTCGCCATGATGGTATCCAGAATGCTCGGATACATAACCGCTGAATTGTGCAACCTTGATTTCGCTTTTCAGTCCGCCCTTCTTGAATGCTGCATATAGGATTTTACGCAGCGAGATCTTCAAACCATCCATCAAGTTCGGGATCGAACGTTCATTGTCGTAGATGGAGAAGTGGATGAGACTTCGATCAACAAAATCCTCATAAGGGATTTCTGGCTTTGATGTATCAAGGTATGCCTCGCGCGAATAATTCGCCAGCCACTCCTTACGATCATCTGCGCGTTTCTTATTGAATGCCATGTCAAGGTGATCATCGCTTTCTTTGCCAGTATGCACGAAGGACACCATCTTCTTATGCTCGAAATATTCCTTGAACTCCTTTCCGGTACTGGTGCCTAAACCTTTGTAATATTTCGTGTTCCAACTTGCGGGAACAACTGCGCCGGGAAACTGCTTCTTCCATGTTTCAAACTCGCCATCATTGTAGAAGAGGATCTCCTGCGCACCACGTCTGGCTTTCAGAATCGGTGTGTTCATGAACCCGATGAAACCGGGAATCTTCGCGAGTGATGGCCATTCCGTCTGGAAGAGGTTGATGCCGAGACCCTGAATATGTGCGCCATCCAAATCCTGATCCGTCATGAAGAGGACACGGCCATAACGCAGCTTCGCTGCAACATCTGCCGCGGTATATGTCTTCCCTGTTTCAAGACCGAGAATCTGTTTGATTTCCGCAATCTCGCGATTCTCTGAAATGCGTTTCGTCGTCTCGCCGTGCACATTGAACAACTTACCTTTCATCGGATAAACACCGATGTAATTTCGGTCTTCTTTGCTGAGACCACTGATGATACCGGCCTTCGCTGAATCACCTTCGCAAAGGATAATCGTACACTGCGCCGATTTGTCTGCGGACCCGGCATAGTTCGCGTCCACGAGTTTAGGGATTCCACGGATGGTCTTGGTTTTCGCGCCATCCGTCTTCTTCGCGGCTTTTGTGTCTTTGACTTCTGTGAGTGCACACGCCGCATCCATCACACCGAGCTTCGCAAGTTTCTCAATGAAATCGTCGCTTACTTTGCATGACGACCCGAAGTTCGCAACCGCAGTACCGAGTTCGTCTTTGGTTTGACTGGAGAATGACGGATTCTCGATATCACAGCGCAGGAAAAGCATGAGTTGTTCTTTGATCGTGTTGGGTTTCACATCGACTTTCTTCTTCTTCTTGATGAGCTCCGCCAACTTGCGCACGATTTGATTGGTGATGTACTCGACATGTTTTCCGCCTCTTGGAGTGTAGATCCCGTTGACGAAGCTCACGTGTGCAAACTCATCCGTCGTCGTCAGACATACGACATACTCCCAGCGCGGATCAGGGTTCTCGTAGATGCGCTTGACACCGGTTTCCCCGCCTTTCGCGCCAATGTAGAGATCGACGTACTGCTGGAAGTGACGCACTGGAATCAAGTTGCCATTGTATTTCACTTTTACAGTCTTATCTGTAACTGCGGCGATATCATAGGTGCGCTTTAGGAAGAGGGCGAGCATGTCAGGGGTTAGGTTGTTGCTGGCGAGTCCGAATCGCGCGTAATCCGGTCGGAATGATACGCGGGTATAAGGTTTGACTTTGGACTTCGTGATCGATGGGGGCACGATTTCCGATAAGTTGTTCTTGAATT